GGTTCGGATGTTATTTCTCGTATGATTGAAAGTGCTAAAAATGCTGGAATTTCTATTGAAATTCTTCCTGAAGAAACTAACTGGTTGGAGAGAAATTATGCAAATTGAAGTCGATGATATAATTGTAGAACGAATTATGAAAACTGAATTGTTTGGAATCATAGATATGGTGAAGTATGATATCAAACAATTGAAAAAGATACGTAAACGTGAAAGGTATCAGCAAGCAGATCTAACACATAACGAAGAAATTCTACTACATTTAGAAGCAGTATATGATTATTTGGGAGGGAATATAAAATGAGATCGAATTATTGGACATGCAGCAAATTTGCTGACTGGCTCCGTGGAACACCGAAGCCACAAGCAGCCAGTAGCGAAGGATGGGATGAGTGGAACAAAAGTGCCAAAGCAGCACATCCATTTCGTTTCTGGTTGACTGATGATGGTCTTGATACATTGCAGAAAACTATATTCTTTCCGGCGGATAAACTTTATGATATCAAATATTACATTAACAACCGTTGGGTTACTCGTACTAATAGTCTTACCGCTCATGCCCGCGATATTAAACCTGGCGAGTGGCAAGACGTGGGGCACCGCCTTCTGCCTTGCATATTCAATGGGCTTGTTGACTATGTTGAGATTGAACTAGCATGGTTTCATGTTGTCTGGGATGATGCAGCCCGTAAGAAATTCGATTCTCCTTGGTATGCTACTGGCTGGTTTCGTTGGCGCACTTGGCGTAGTCGGGCGGCAGGTCTAGCGAATCTAGAATGGCAATGTAATCTGACTATGAAAGAGGATATGGGTGTCAATCCAGATCATGCAGAATACGGCAAACCCACCAGTCAATCAATTTCTGCCAAAGAGATAATGAATCTATATTATTGGTGGACAGAAACTCATCGTAATCGTCCAGATGCTTACAAAGCCAGTGGCTGGAGTGATTACTGCGAGAAGAGTAGAATTGCTAATGACGGAAAACTTAATTTCTCAGAGAAGAGTGATGATCTTAAAAAGATGTGCAAAGAGTCTCTTGATATTCTACATAAAATTGAAAAACAATATGAAGATGAAGATGAAGAAATGATGATCCGTCTTATTAAGATTAGAAGCTCACTATGGACATAGATGAAAAAAGATAAATCTATTTGTCATTTTTGTGGTGAGGTTCAAAACGATTTACGTTGTCCTAGAAATACATGCGGTGATTTAACAAAACAGGTGAGATATATGACAAAAAATGAGATCTATGATATGGCACGTGGTAATATTATTTCAGTGACCTTTACAAAGAAAGATGGCGAAACACGAACGATGAAATGCAGTCTGAAAGATGAATATATAGTTAGTGAAGAGAAAAAAGAATCGACTTCGGTTCGTAAACCTAATGATGATGTTCTTGCTGTTTGGGATCTAGATAAGAGTGCATGGCGTTCGTTTCGTATTGAATCTGTGAAAGGTGTGGAGATATGGGAACAAAGTTAAATATTACTGGAATTATGGAAGAAGCTGAGAGTATCGAACCGGCAGCAGATGGAACGTATACTAATCTAGGATCTGCGGGTGGAACTGAGATGATGATGGCTGGTCTTCGTGAGAGAGTATCATCAGAACTCCTAGATCAATTCAATTTCATCTGCTCACGATATCGTCCAGAAAATCTTAGCAAAGATAAAAAGAATATCCTCTGGCTGCACGACACTTGGGACGATCCCGAGAGTGAACATCTCTCTAAGAAAGAAAATCGTAAGAAATTTTCTAAACTTGTTTTCGTATCACACTATCAGCAAGCAACTTTCAACATGGGTCGTAATGTCGATTTTGCCGACGGTATTGTTATGCAGAATGCTATTGTTCCGATTCCAGAATTTGAAAAGACGAAGGAACGAATCAATCTAATCTATCACACGACTCCACATCGTGGTCTGGAACTTCTGATTCCCGTATTCGAAAAGTTATGTGAAGCGATGCCAGATGTCAATTTGAATCTAGATGTATATTCTTCGTTCAATATCTATGGCTGGCCAGCACGTGACGAACCATACAAAGAATTGTTCGCACGATGCACAAAACATCCGAACATTAATTATCACGGATATCAGCCAAACGATGTGATTCGCAAAGCATTGCAAGAAGCTCACATCTATGCGTATCCGAATATCTGGCCGGAAACATCTTGCATTTCAGTTATTGAGGCGATGTCTGCCGGATGTTCTGTGGTTTGCCCAAATTTCGGAGCATTGCCAGAAACCTGTGCAAATTTCGCAACAATGTATCCATTCATCGAAAACAATAATGCGCACGCAAATATGTTTGCCAGAGTTCTGATGATGGCTATCAGAAATCACTGGGATGAGAATAATCAGAACAAACTCAAATTTCAGAAACTGTATTTTGATAATTTTTATAATTGGGATGTGCGAGCATTGCAATGGGAATCACTTTTGAAGGGTATTTTGAGCCAAAATAAGCCTTGACAATTATCTCAAATGAGCGTATAATAATAAGACAATATACTTATGGATAAAAAATTGAAAACATCTCAAATACGCAGTGGATCTACCATCAAGAAAATTGTTCTGAGTGGTGTCGAAGGTCAATTATATGGATCAGAAAGGATTTGGGATTCTGAAGTTGTCGAAAGCGAAAGAAATATACAAAGAATTCGTTCTTTCAATTTCTACAACAGTCAATGTTCAGAAAAAGATGCTCGTGCATATGTTGAAACATATATCAAGAATCTTAAGAAACAGCCTAAACAAATCGAAATGATTAATCATGTCAACGACCAAGAACTTTATGGTCCGTTGGCGTGGCTGTGCCGTATGAATTCTGCTGGCTATGTTCTTAATTCAGAAGAATTGCAGTATATCGAAGATAAACTCAAGAAGTTAATAATCTCTGGTAAGGAAAAAATCGAAACACGTCGCGATATTCAAAAGATTGCGCCCGTTGATATTCAAAAAAGAACCACAGAAGCGATTCATAAGACTGTAGCAGAATTTGATAATAAGATTGATGAATTCGTTGAATCTAAATTCAAAGATGGATTTGATTCTTATGCTTTTCTGAAGAGAAACTCAGTGAAACCGCTATATGCAAAACGAATCGCTGAGATCTATACGAAAGAACTCAAAGAGATCAAAGAAGTTATTCGTGGAAAAGATGAGCAGCTTAACGAAGGATATTCTAATTTCAAACCGCGAGAGATTAAGAAGCTGCACGACTTCTATCAAAAGATGATTGATGATTCTAAGTTGTGGGAAGATCATCTGAAGAAAAGCAAAGCACCGCGCAAGAAGAAAGTCAAGAGCGCAGATCAGCTGATTCAACGATTGAAGTATATGAAAAATGATGCAGAGTTCAAACTCACCAGCATTGAGCCTACGAAACTCATCGGTGCTTGTGAGGCATGGATCTTCAATGCAAAGACTCGTCGCGTAGATCATTATTTCTCAAATGATGTTGATGGTATCTCTATCAAAGGTTCAACATTGCAGAATATCAATGAGAAAACTTCCATAGCGAAGAAGATTAGAAAGCCGTTAGAAATTTCTAAGAATATTGTTATGGCAACTTCTCGTGGTGCCACAAAATATTTCGATGCAATCAAGACGAAGCCTATTCAAAGCACTGGACGTCTGAATGCGTTTTCAATAATTCTTCGAGTCGGATAGACTAATATGATACTTGTCGATTTGAATCAGACGATGATTTCCAATCTGATGATGCATCTTTCATATACGAAAGATGACGTTGTGGAAGAAGAAATGCTTCGCCATATGATTCTTAACTCTCTACGATCCTATCGTTCAAAATTCTATCAGGAATATGGAGAACTAGTCATATGCTGTGATGCTCAGAATTATTGGCGCAGGAGTATATTCCCACACTACAAAGCGAATCGCAAGAAGTCGCGAGATTCTTCAGGTCTTGACTGGAATACACTATTCGAATCTCTCAATAAGATTCGTGATGAGATCCGTGATTATCTTCCATACAAAGTCATACGTATCGATCGCTGCGAAGCTGATGATATTATCGCTGCAATCTGTCATGAGCATGGTAAATTCTTAGGTGGAAATGCTGATAAGATTCTGATTCTTTCTGGTGATAAGGACTTCGCACAGCTTCAGAAATATTCAAATGTATATCAGTATGCGCCAGTTCAAAAGAAGATGATCGCGATCAATAATCCAGAGAGCTTTCGTAAAGAACATATCATGCTCGGAGATAGATCAGATGGAGTGCCAAATTTCATCTCGGATGATGATACATTTGTAGCAGATAAACGACAGAAACCTATTCGTCGTGATAAAATTGCAGACTGGTCTCGTATGGAACCTGAGCAATTTTGTTCTGGAGAAATGCTTCGTGGATACAAACGAAATCAGATGCTGATTGATCTAGATATGATTCCTCAGGATTTACAAAAACAATGTATATCAGAATTCGAATCTGCGAAATGTAATGATCGTTCAAAAATATTTAATTATTTCATACAAAATCGTCTTGGAAGTCTTACAGAATCAATTTCGGATTTTTGAGATATAAATAGATGGCGGGGTGGGAAAGAAGTAATCCGCTTGGCTCATAACCAAGAGATCGTTGGTGCGAATCCAACCCCCGCAACCAATTAATATAACATGGAGCATATATGATAAAAAGTCTTTCTGAAATGATTGATGAAATCGAGAAACAAAAAACCTCTGCGTCTCAAACAAAACTTCTAAAGAAATATGCATCGGCTGCAATGAAAGCTGTTGTTGGCTACGCAATGGATCCAGGCGTTAAGTTTCTTCTTCCACCATCTGATCCTCCATTTCGTCCAATGCCAGATGGATCTGATGCGCAGGGTCGTCTTATTTCAGATCACAGGAAATTTATTTACTTTGTAGATTCTCCAGATGGCAGAGGCATTAGCGCAATTAAACGTGAGCAGATGTTCATTCAGATGTTAGAAACTCTAGATGTTCATGATGCACAATTGTTGCTTCGAATAAAAAATAAGAAACTCACGATTAGAATGGACGCTGTAAAAGCTGCATTCCCGTCTCTAACTGCAAAGTGGAAATGAGCAATAATCCAGCATTCATCATAGGTAATGGCGAAAGCCGTAGGAGTTTTGATCTAAATGAAATAAAGGGTGTTGCTCCAATTTACGGATGCAATGCTCTTTATAGAGAATTCTCTCCTGACTGGTTAGTAGCAGTTGACGAGGGAGTCATTGATGAAATAACTTCGTCGAAGTTTCCTAAAGAATCTACACTATTCCCTAGATCTAAAGCTGAGGAATACGAACCAGCAGATATGCATCCAGGCAGAAACAAATATCCTAGAAACAATTCTGGTATGTATGCTATGCAGCGCGCAATAGAAAAAGATCATAATGTTTTACTGTGCCTAGGATTTG